ATGGCTGCCTTTTTGCAGGAGATGGGGACAAATACCCCGACTATCGGAAACATCTCTTGGTATGTAGCGGTAGATACCTACATTGCCCAGCAAAAGATGAGGCCCAATCTTAAACCTAGGGCCCTTGAATCTGCTCTGCTTTTCGCGGAGCATGCTCGCAAGCTGGTTGAACAAGATGTGGCAGCGGAAGCCATCACGGCCAATATGTGCCGGTTATGGTGGACCAAAAAAGCACAGAGTTGTTCGCCAAGAACGGCCAATGGAGCTCTTGGTGCAGTTCGAAAAATATTTGCTATGCTCAGGGATTCCGGGTACGTAGTTTCAGACCCTACCGCAAAACTGGAGAGATTGAGTCTGAAACCGACGGAATTTTTCATCCCGGGAAAAGAAGAATTTGTTCGTATTGTAGAAGAAATCAGGCGTGCTCCTTTACTGCGAAAGTACCGGGAAAAGAGCCTTGATTCCCCTGCAGCAGATATGGTGGCTTTTTTGGCCTACTCTGGTCTGCGGATTGAAGAAGCCCGACGCTTGGTATGGGGCGATATTGGAAAAGACTCCATATCCGTCCCGGCAATTAAACATGCAGTCAAAAGACGGATATTGTATATTAACCCAGCTCTACGGAATGTGATTGAGCGGATGAAAAAAACAAACAATAACTTGACCGCAACATCTCCTGTGTTCGTTATTGAAAACCCAAGGAAAGCTCTTACAAATGCCTGTGTCCGCCTGGGGTTGCCCCATGTCCGGGTGCATGATTTGCGCCATTTTTTCGCCACGACGTGTATTGAGCAGGGAGTAGATATTCCGACCGTGGCCAAGTGGCTGGGGCACCAGGACGGGGGCGCTCTCGCCATGCGGGTGTATGGTCATTTGCGCGACGAGCACAGCAAGGAACAGGCTTCCAGGCTGCGCTTTTGATTGTTTTGTTCAAGTCGTGGGCGTTTTTGTTCAAGTCGTGGTTGTATGTCTCCGATCACGTTCCGTGCAATGACAGGGGCATGGAGTTTAATCTTTCTATTGCAGATATGCTCCGCACGAAGTATTCGACAATTTTCGAGCGTGAGATTCAACAGGTTACGTCTATTCTTGAGCCGTATTGTTCCGTTCTCCCCGGTCGCGGGAAAGATATGGAGATTCCCTATGTGGGCAAGACGGAGTTCAAGGAGATCGGCAACAGATTCGTAGAGGCCAGCCCGCACGAGCTTTCCATGGGGAAGCGTGTAATTAAACCTCAACGTTATGCGGACTCTCTTCACAAGGATGATATTGACAACATCCTATTGAACGACCTTGAACTCAGTATCAGCGATTTTATCGCGGAAATGAAGAAGGCCGGCAAGAGGCTGCTTGATCAGGTTTTGCTTGGGGTGGTTCCCGATACGGATAATCCCGGAAAGTTCCGCATCCGTACAACTTCGGATAGTGTTTGCGGGGGAATGCTTGCACCTAATTACACGGGCAATTCAGGCGCCACGTTGACCAATCTTGATCCAAGTCTGGTTGTTCCTGCTGATTTCAAGATGGATGGGACGAAGAATCCTGCCGGGTTCCTGCTGGACCAGATTGTTGAAGCCAAGCGCATGCTGGAAGAGAATTACGCATGGGACGAGGCTTCCGGCGACACTCTTTGTCTGGCGATTTCCTCAACGATGAAGGCGCAGATGATCATGTGGGAGGAGCAGAAGAATAAGAATTACGGTTTTTCCGTGCTGGAACATGGCAAGGTGAATCCAATGCTGAATGTCCGATTCCTGGTCACGAATATGCTTCCGTTTGATGAGGACGGCAATCGTATTTGTCCGATGTGGGTCAAGAGCCGCCTGGTTCTTTCTCCGTGGGATCAGATGAAGTTTTCTATCGTGCGACCGGACAAGTATCAGAACCTTTCTGTTGTTCGAGCAGATGCCGCTTGCATGTATGGGGCTTCCAGGAAAGACGAAAAATCTTTCGTGCAGATTCTTTGTAAGGAGAAGGCGACGGCTGGAGCTTAATTATCTTTCCAGGGTATTCGTTGTTGTTTGTTCCGCTCCCTGCCGAAACAGGGAGCGGATTTTTTTGCTTGTTCAAGTTACGGTTGTATTCGTGCGGCAAAAATGTGTGCTAAGAGGGAGGCATGTTAGATTTCCTGGGCGTCACGGAACATTTTTCCTGCATGGAGAATACTCCGTTTTCCTTCCCTGCCCTGTTTCGGGATATGGCAGGGGAAGCCGTTTCTCTGGACGGCGTGATTTTTTCAGGGAGCATTGTATCCGCCAATCAGGAGATGGTAGAGATTTCCATTGAGAAGGGTGAGTCTTCTAATGAGGTGATTTTTTCATTCCCCGCCTTGCCGGAAGGAAGATGGTCTTACAATGTCCTGGTTCAGGCAGATGATGGTTCCCAAAGAATTTTGTTTTCCGGGTATATTTCCGTACTCGGTGTTTCTCGTGTCGCACAATTGGCAGGCGGTCCGCCAATGAAGAACCGGACGCTGCTTGTCGCTATGCCTGGGGAAGCGACAATGCGTCTCCGTATGGAGTGGATGGCTACTACTGCTGCACAGGCTTTTGCCTATCATGCGCTCCAGGCTTCCAAGAATGCTCATGCGGACGCAGAAACGGCGAGCCAGGCGGCCAAGACGGCAACGGACGCGGCAGCCACCGCTGCAGGACGGGCCGAAGAAACGGAAGGTTATGCAGGTTCCGCTTTGGCCTCCAAAAGGGCCGCCGCCGCTTCCGAGGCCGCCGCCGGCACGTCCGCAACTAACGCAGCCCGTGACGCCAAGAGCGCCAATGACGCTAAAACGGCTGTGGAGTCGCTGGCCGCCACCTGGCCGGAAACGGTCAACAACGGGAAGCAACAGATTATTGAAGCCAGGAATGAGGCTGTTACTGCCATTCAGGATAAGCAAGCCGATTCCGTGCTTGCCGTAGGTCGTGCCTCACAGACCGCGCAGCAGAATATAGCCAGCGCGCAGGCGGATGCCGTTGCCGCCGTTCAGGAGGCGGAGGAGGAAGCGCAAGGGACGATCACGCCACTTGTCCAGCGCGCCGAAACCGCTAAAGAGGCTATAGATCAGGCGGAGAGGCGTATCAATACGGCGGCAACTAATGCCACGACAGCGGCCACCAGCGCGGCTAGCTCCGCGACGGCGGCCCAGCAGGCCCTTGAGGCCATCCCAGAAGTGGACGCCTCCGGCAACATGACGCTGGCCGGAGGTCTGACGGCGGCGGGGGCTATTAACGCCAACGGAGGGGTGAATATTCCGCTGGCCGTGGGAGCGCCGACGGATACGGCAGCGGTCAACCGCCTGCATGCCGCAGGCATGGCCGGTGTGACGGACATTTTTTCCCAGCACGCCTACCTCAACACGGGCAGCATTACGGCGACAGGGACGGCGGCAACTACCGTTCTCATTCCCGGCCAGTATGCGCAGGTTAGAGTGCCTGCCGGGACTCACAGCACGATTGTCTTTCCCTTCACAGGGCCTAACGGTCAACATAATTATTCCAACTTTGCGGGATTCTCCATTCCGTGGCGCATACCCGGCGCAGGCAAAATTACCATAGGCATCGGACGAGGCAGCAAAACGACAAGATCTGATTTAACCCAGGGATCGTACAGTATTATCCCTGGCAATAATCTGGCCCACAACAGCGGCGAAATTCTGGACATCACATTTGATAATGTACGGGATGCGACCCGCGGGGGCTACGTGGTCAAGGTGCGTGAGATTTACGCTCTTTCAGAGGCGGAAGGGTGGAGGGTGAAAACTACTACAAGTTTTGTGCCCGCGACGCATAACGAGCCTATACCTTCAATCGTTAATAAAATTATCTATCATCAACGAACCCAGTACAAATTCGAGAGAGAATATATTTCGTACGGCAGCCTCTATTTGCTGACGGGCGGAGGGCAGACGGTGCAGTTGCATAAAATCGCGGCGGTGCGCGGCGTTAATGCCTTTGAAACGGGCTTGGGGATTAGTTCGATAGTTACTGATTTGCCGGGGACCGCGAGCGGGGATGTGTACATGCAGGTGGGGTCTGCGGTGCGCACCCTCTACCAGCCCGGCAACATCAATCCCGTTTATTACGCGCTGGAAGCATTGGCAAGAAACGATATTGAAGCCGAAGAAACGGCTGATTTTGTGGACATTAACATACCTCTCTAATGATGAACGACGCAGAAATACAAATTCAGTTTCCGAAGCCTGGAACATGGCAGGAATTCACTCTGACAGCTGTCTATCAGGACGCGGACGGGTACACCCGCATAGACCGCTATACGCAGGACGAAATTCCGGCGAACCAGGCCCCGGCCATGGCCGCCGTCGTTGCCGCTCTGGTGGAACTGGGCGAGGACTGGCAAGCCGTCCAGGTATGGGCAAGGCTGGGAAAAGATGTCCTGACCCTTGCGGAGGATGGTGCCTATACAATGATTGATGCGGTGTCTTTGACCGTTGAGGCCGTCCATGCGGAGACCAAAGGCCGCAGGATTTTCACAGTCTCGGACTACCCGGCTTTTATCATCACGGACCCCGCCGCCGTGGCGTTTTTCAAGCACTTCACTACCTCTACCAATAACAATATAATCATATGACTACTAATAATCAATGCAATCATGCCGAGGCTATCGCCAGAGAAATGCACATGTACTATGCAGCCCAGGCACACAATGAGTCCAACACTCCAATCCCTCACTGGGCAGACCTGACGGAAAACGAACAACAAGGATGGATTGCCGTAGCAAATACTGCCCTCCCGATCATCGGTAAGCATGCGCTGGAAGATGTTCGGGCCTATCTCGGCCTCAAGGCTTCCGGCGCGTCCACTTGGTGGAAAAAGGCCCTATATGCAGCCGGAGCGGTTATCGCTGGCGCCATCCTTGGCGGCTTGGGAATGTCCCTCTCCGGCTGCGGGCACTCCGTGGACGTCACCCCGAACCGCGCCGAGGTGTGTAAAGACGGCTCCTGCCTCGTCATTGAGCAGGGGCATATTTCCTATTCCCAGGCCCAGCCTGTTACGGACGTTCCTCCCGTTGTTCAGATCGTACCTTCCAAGAAATAAGGCCATGTGCAAGCTCTCCGAAGTTCCGGCGCGTTTCCTGGATTTTGCCAAGGCTTCCCCCGTGTTTGCCTGCGTCCTGATGTCGCTGACGATATGCGGCGGGGCATGCTGGTACATCGGGGAGGTGGTCAGCCACCACAATGACCGCCTTTGTGATCTGATGACCATGCAGACGCAGGCCCAGGTGGAGACGGCCAAGGCGATCCAACTACTTGCCGTCAGAATCGAAAACATAGAAAGGAAGCTGGAAAAGTGAATGAAGAACAATTCTTTCTGTCGTTAATGGCCATTTTATCAGCAACAGTTTTGGGATTTACCCTCATGTGTATAGGGGAACCTGGATATGGTATCGGGGTATGGCTCACTGCACTGGCCATTCTCTTGTACTTTTCTCGGTGCGGACAATAACACCAACTGTAAAGTTTTTCTTACAAGTTCCCTTTAGTTTCCGTATGCCTACCCTGTACATACTCATTGTGGACGAACCCGGAAAGGAGCAATGGATGAAAATTTTTCTTACCGAAAGAGACGCCGCTTTTTTCCTGGCTCAATTTAATGAGTGGCATTTGCATGCCAAGTGCCATTGCTACACCGTGGAAGGCAAGCGGCTTGTGCAACTTATCGACAATCTGAACGAATGAACACTACAGAAAGAAAGATGGCCGCGGCCATCCTCCGGTTTGAAGACAGCCGCGTTACCGGGCCGGATTCCCTGCGCGTTTCCCGCCTTCCCGCCGCCGACAAGGGCGGCAAGTGGGAGATTTGCGGCATTTGCGACGGTATTGAACCGGCCGTGTTTAACAGATTGAAGGCCCTGCTGGATGCCGGAAGACGTGAAGAGGCCTGGGAAGGATGTCTCCAGTATGTCCTGGATAACACCGCCGCCGTGCGTTCCTGGCTGGGTTCCGACGCTTATCCTGGCGTTGAATTCATCCTGCGGGATCATTTTTTCAATTCCGGGAGCAGGAATACCGGGAAGATTTTGCAGCGCGCGCTGAACATCCACGGCGCCGGGCTCACGGTGGACGGGATTGTCGGCCCCAGGACCCGGCAGGAGTTGCAGGACCAGCTGGCTGCCACGGGTGAAGCGGTGTTCCTCATTGGATTACAAGAGAAACGTCAGGCGTTTTACCGTTCGTGCAAGCAGTTTCCTGTGTTCGGGAAGGGTTGGCTGAACCGCTGCGACGATGCGTTCAGCGTGGCGCAGGAGCTTGTTTAGTTGTTTTCATCATTAGTTGTTATGAGTTCAAGTCCATTAAAAGCTGTCGGAGGGGCCCTGGCAAATATCGCCACGTTCGGGGGATATGGAGCCAATAAGGCGGCCAAGAAGCAGGCAAGCGCCGCCAACGCTATGGCCGATGCCATGGCGAATGCCCCGGAGCAGAAGGTTATTACTACGGAAACCAAGGATGTTTCCCAAGCGGAGGATGCGGTGAATTCGTCTGCCCGCCGCCGCTTGAAGCTTAGTAATACGACGAACCGGAGTAATCCTCTTTCTTCCCTGGCTGGACTGAGGAAGACGCTGGGTTGATTTTTACACAGGAGATTCATGGAAAATGTTAAAGATTTATTGAGGACGGCAGACGCCCTGTTCACGGAGATGAATAAGAATTCCGGGGATTGGGATGAGTTGCGCCGTCGCATCATGCCGAGAATGGAGGGGAAGGCCCGCCAGCAGGAACAGGCTAATGAGATGACGGCTGCGTCCAGTTTTTCTCCGGTGGCGCATAAGTCCCTTTTGAATTTGGCGTCCGCTCATCTTCTTTTTATTACTCCCATGGATCAGAAGTGGTTTTCCCTGCGGCCGCAGGAGGAAAGGGATGATTACACCGATGAGGATGATTGGTACAGCAAAGCGACGGAGGCCGTCTACCGCGCGCTGGCGGATTCCAATTTCTATGCGGCGGCCCACGAGGTTTACCTGGACCGTTGCCTGACGGGTACAGGCTGCATGTTTGCAGATGTTTCCCGTGACGGGTCACTGGTGTTCAAACACGTCCCTACCGGGACTTATGCGATTGCCGAGGGAGCCCACGGGGAGGTGAATACGCTGGTGCGGACGTTGAAGTTTACTGCCCAGCAGGCCGTGGAGATGTTTAAGCTGGGTAATCTGCCTGTCAAGATTCAGGAGGCGTATAAGAATGCGGAGAGGCGGTACACCGAGATGTTCGAGTTTGTTCACCTTGTACTGCCCAACAGCCGGGCGCAGTTCGGTTCCGACATGGTAAGGCCTGGCCGCCGCAAGTGGTTGGACGTGTATATTGCCAGGGAGGCGGAGAAGATTGTTTTCCATGGCGGCTTTTACGAGTTTCCTTTTCTGGTGACGCGCTTTTTGAAGGGCGGCGTTTCTTCTTACGGCGAGGCTCCGGGGAAGGCTGTGCTGCCGGAGATCAAGGCTACCCTGCTGATGGATCGGGTGATGGATGTGGCCGGCAGCCGGGCGGCCATTCCCAGCGTTATCGTGTCGGCTAAGATGGCAAAGGAGGTTGATTTGAGGGCCGGAGGCAAGACGGTTGTTCCGGATGAGCTTATTGGTTCACAGTTGCCGAGGGAATGGGCGAACGTGGGGGATGTGAGGTTTATGCTGGAGCGGCAAGATAAGAAGGAGAAGTTGATCAGGGAGGCGTTTTTCAATGATATTCTCCAGGTGGTTTCAAGCGTGGACCGCGAGATGACGGCTACGGAGGTGAATGCCCGCGAGTCGGAACGCATTATTTGCTTTTTTTCTTCTTTCATTCAGTTTTCGCAGGATTTTCAGACGATGATGAATCGCATTGTCTGCCTGATGTTCCGCAATACGCAGGGGGCCGTGCTTCCGGGCGACGCGCCCGATGAGTTTTTTGTCCGTTCCGCCGATGGGGGGAAGTTTGAGTTGCGGACTCCCCGCACCCGTTATCTGGGCAAGATTGCCCAGGCATTTGACCGTTTGCAGAGGTACGGCCTTGAGGGGGTGTTGAATGGGTTGGCGAAGTATATCCAGGTTTCGGGCGATACCCGCATTGCCAAGCGCATGAAGGCATGGGAGGTATTGCGGTTTATGTGGGACAGTTCCGGCGCCCCGTCCAAGTGCATTGTGTCCGCGTCCGAGAATAGCAAGATGGTTGAGGAGGAGAAGGCGCAGGAGGATCAGATGCGTCAGGCCGCCCTTGCGGAGCAATTGGCCAGAGCCGGCAGGGATAGCGCCGCGGCGTCCGCACAGTTTAATACGGATTCATGATGAATATGCTTGAAGATAAGCCGACACCGGAACAGGTTGAGTTTCTCAAGAGGCTCAACCGGAGACGAGCCGCGCTGAAGGAGGCTTTTACTCCGGAGGTGCTGGATATTTTAGAGAAGGAGTTCCAGACGAATTTGCCCTGCTTTCAAGGGAAGGCTGGTTCCTACGACCCCCTTGACGCGATGCGCCGAGACGCCCAGCGGGAAATGCTCCTGTGGGTGAAATACGAGATCGAACAATATAACCCTGATTTATGATATACAATAGATTATTCCACAATAGGTTCCTGAGGGAAGAGGCCATTCCCGGCAGCGAAGGTGAAGGCCCCGGCGGCGGAGCGCCGCCCCCGGCAAGTCCCGTGGACAGTCCGCCTCCCGCGAATCCTCCAGTCCCGCCCAATCCCTACGATTTTTCAGGGGGGTCTGAACAGCCCGATCCGGATCCCGGCAGTCCTCCCCCGCTTTCTCCGCAGGAGGAGACCGAGTATGAGATTGATTTTGGAGAGGGGTTTGTGGAGAATGATGCCCTGCGAGATATGTTGAAGGGTCATGCCAGGGCGGCAGGGCTGCCGGCCGATGCCGCCGGGAAGTTTCTTTCCGAGGTGGCCGCCAGCATCCGCGCGGACGAGGAGGCTGCTTTTAAGGAGGCTGACGAGGCGTTGAAGGACGAATGGGGAGCGGAGTATGAGACGAATGTTTCTGCCGCCAAGGCGTTTGCCCGGAAGCTTTCCGTGGAGTCCGGCGTTCCTATGGAGAAGATGGCTGTGTTTGCGAGTCCGGACGGGTTCCGCGTTCTGCACGCCATTTCCCGGCTGACAGGCGAGGGAGGCTTGAAGGGCGGCGGCCAGATTCCGGCGAAGACGGACCCTGCCGACGAGGCTCAAGCTATTTTGTCCGACCCCAATCACCGTTATTATAAGGCGATCGCCGATCCTTCGCATCCACAGTGGCGGGAGGCTACCGATTATTATAATAAGCTGGTGGGGATTTCCGGTTAGTTTTTTTTGCGTTGACTATTGGTTCGGAGGGGTGTCCTGCTGTGCGGGGCGCCCTTTCTTTTTTTCATTTGTTCAAGTTACGGTTGTATTCATCAGGCCTGGGGATGTGGCATGATGCCTCAAATGGATAAGGTGACCGTTTTTAACCAGGCTTTGGCCCAGTTTGGGGACCGGGAGTATGTGAAGGGTTCCCCAGCCGGTCGCACCGTTGATTTGTGGTGGCCTACCGTGTTGCGGGAAGCGCTGTTGTTCGGGGCATGGACCTGGGCAACCAAACGTGTTGAGATGGATCGCTCCGTTATGAGGCATCCGATTCCGGATGATTGCCTGCGCGTGCTGTATGTGGGGGCGGATTTGTTCCGCATTGAGGGGCGTGATTTGGTGGTTGAGCGTTACGGGAAGCGCGCCGCCGGGACTGATAAGCTGGTGGTGGATTATCTTTCCGACGAGGTGGCCCGTTCCGAAGTGCTGCCGGATCACAGTCCGTTTTTTATCAAGGGCGTTGTGTTTCTTCTGGCGGGCAGGTGCGCTTTGAAGCTGGCTTCTTCTCCCCAGCTTGCGGCCGCTTTGGAGGCACAGGGGGAGGCGTTTTTAAGCAAGGCCCTTTATTGGGACACCTGCCAGCATTCTTCCAACGACCAGGATCCTTTAACAGAGATTTTAAGCAGTTCCATTTTCTGATGTTATGAGTTCCGATTTCGGGGTTTCCCAGCAGTATAAGTATCAGGGGCAGGCGGCTTTGAGCAACGGGCGCGCCACGCAGGCGGCTTATGAGAAGAAGGCCCGCGCCCTGGAGGCGGAGGCGGTTTCCGATTCCCACCTGGCCGCCCGCAATATGAAGCGGATGCGCCAGAATCAGAATGCCGCCATGGGGTCTGTACGGGCACAGCGCGGCGGATCCGGTTTTACTTCCGAGGGTTCCGGCAGCCAGGCGGAGGTGGCGGTGGCGGATGTGTGGGAGAGCGCCATTGGGGACGCGGCCCTTTCCAACGCTGTTTCCGATGCCAATAAGCGGTTTGCCGCGGAGTCCGCCCGATACCAGGGGGATCTGGCCATGATGGCGGCACGCAGCGAGGCGGACCAGTATAAGATGCTTTCACAGAATGCCCTTGGTTCTGCCATGATCCAGACGGCCCTGACGGTGGCGGGGGGTGTCATGGGGGCGGCAGGAATGTCCGGTGGCGGGTTGCTGGGGGGTGTTACCGAGAGCGGGCAGACGTGGGGTTCCGCCGCCGGAGGAACCCAGGGGGCTTTTTCCGGGATGATGAATGCTTATTCCCTTTCCGGTTTCCTGGGGGGGATGGTGCCGGGGAGCATGCAGTCTTCCAACAGGTTGAGGGATTCCCTGCTGGCTAATTTCATGGGTTTTGGAAAGAGATGAGCGTTTCTCCCATGCAGCAGGCTTTTTTACTGATGGAAGCCCAGCGCCCCGGCTGGTTCCGGGAGACCGTTTCCCTGGCGGACGCGGGAGGAGGGATCGTGTGGTGCTGCCCTTCGTTATTTTTTGCGGGGGTGCCGGATCCGGAGTCTCCCAGGACGTTGATTGTTCTTTTTGCCCACGGCCGCATGGAGGCCGTCAGGGAGCTGGCTTGTCTGGTGCAGGGGCGTTTTGACCGGGCAAGGTGGCAACGCTGCATCCGCGGACGCGAGGACTGGAAGGAGATTTCCATCCCCAGGTTTTTAAGTTTTAACCGTTTCAAGATGAAAGAAGATGAGTGATTTACAGCAACCCATGTACGGAGGAACCCGGATGAATGCGGCTTCCTCCACCCCTGCCCCGGTCCAGATGCCGGATGTTTCTTCCAAGCCCGTTCAGAGGGCGCTGCAGAATGCCCAGGAGTTTGTGTCTGATGTTGCCCACCAGTACCAGCGCATGAAGGATTTCGGCGAGCAGACGCGGCTGGAAGGCCGGATGAATGATTTGGCCAGCGAGTTTGAGCAGGAGATGACCCGGAGATTGGGGTTTGCCCGCGGTCATGAGCTGTCTTTTTACGATCGTGACGGGAGGCTGAAAGAGAGCGCCCTGAATACGTTTGTACGGAATTACGAAGGGAAGTTCCGCGAGTTGAAGGGGAGTTTTGTTTCCCAGGAGGAGGCCGCCAGGTTCGGAGCCAGACAGCAGGATGTGATGCGCCGACTCCAGGGGAGGGCTTCCGAGCTGGTTCTTAAGGGACAGATTCAGGAGTCCAGACAGGCTTTTGAGGAAGGGTTGAAGGGGGATTTGCTGCGGAGGGATTACCAGGGAGCCACCCGTAGGCGCATTCAGGCTTACGAGGCCGGCATTATTTCTGAGAATGGAATGAACAACGGTATTCTGGAAGATACACGGAACGGCCTTTTGGACGAATACGAGCAGGATATGCTGATTAACCCCAGTGTTGCTTTTATGAAGCTTGGGGACGGCTATTTTGATGCTCTGGGCGCAGGAGATGTTTTAAAGCTGAAGGAGAAGACCAGAAGGTTTTTACGTTCCGCGAACCGCTCCGAGAGTGAAGATGGAGCGCCCGGTTACAGAAAGGGTTCTCTTTGGCCGAAAGCTTCCCTCCGTTACGGAGCCACGGAGCAGGAGTACGACTGGGTGGAGCATTATAACCGGACCGGCAGTTACGGGAAATACGCCCCTTCCATTAAGTTTGCCTTCCGGGAGGATTTACGGAATCTGCCCCCCGCCAATTCCGGCGAAGAAAGAACAAGGTACGTCAATGACATGTTGAAGAAGTGGGGGCAGTATGGACAGGTTCTTGGAGATGAAAGGAAGTTGCGCCTGTTTGTGGAAGACCGGATTGACGCCATGGGGAGCCCCAATACGAACCGGAATAATATAGAGGCCGTTTTGAAGGCCATGCCGGATCATGTATATATCCCTTATTTTTCTTACCAGGTAGCTAATGCTTACAAGAGTGGTGACCAGGAGCAGATTAAGAAGGAAGAGAATACGCGGGATGAGGTGGAGGCAGATATTTTGTATAAGACGGAACTTTCCATGACAGAGTGGAGACAGGCTCATCCTAATGCCACACTTGCCCAAGATCTTGCGCAGATCCATAAATTCACCGCTTTTCATGCCGGGAACAGGTTTGCCTATCGGCCTATTACCGAAGAAGACAAAAAAAGATCTGACGAGAGCCGCATGAAGAAGGCGCTGGAGTCCATGCCTTTGTATTCTTTTGAGCAACAGGAAGAGTTGAACGTGTCTCCAGAAGAGAGGGAGGCCCAGCAGAAGAAGGCGGCACAATATATTAAGGGCCAAAGACCTTATTTGCCTTCCCCTCTTGAGAACCACCCTGTTTCTTTTGTCCGGCATGGTACGTCCGGAGCGTATGTTTCCAAGCAGGCTTATGAGGCTATCAAGGCTAAGTTTGGGAATAGGCCTTTTGCCCGCATTTCTCTGGGACGCAACGGAGCTTTTCTAAAGGTTCCCGTGGTCGGGGTTTATGAGGGGACCCCGCGGGGCGTTGAGGTTTCAGGACCGCTTTATGAACGCATGGCGTTAAGGTTTCCCGGTGAACAGGCCAGCGGGAATGTCAGCATTTACGACGGGAAGGATGAACCGGAAGCGCCGGAAGATGGATACGGACCAGGCCTGCTGCCTCCTTTGCCGGGTGGGGACGATACTTACACGCAGGTGAACGATATTGGCGATTCCGCTCTTTTACCTCTTAATCAATAGTTTTAGCACAATAATATATGTTTGCACAGGATGTTTTTGAAAGGTTGGGGCTGTCCCAAGATACGGATTTATTGAACGATCTCCAGAAAGAGGCGTTGTTAGAGCCAACGGAAGCGGCGCAGAGTCCCTATATGGATGACCCGGCATATGCCGGTTTTGAGACTTTGCGCGGTTTGTTTGGTTCCAACCATGGAGATAATCCCTCCATGTATTGGCTGGCACAGGGAAAAGAGATGCCTGAATTTGCCACCGTGGCGGACGCACAGGCTGCCGTCTGGAAGGATTTCCAGAAAAAGGCCCGTGCTTATCAGGCAGAGCAGGAGCGACAGCAACAGGCACGGGAGGCATTGGCTGCTACGATTGATCCCTTCATTGACCGGTACGTGCGCGGGGACGCTGTGGTTCCCTCCCCTGAACAAGTAATGATGATGCAGGAGGCAGGCATTTCCTGGGAGAGTGTCAGACGAGCCCGAAGAGGGATGGAACTTGTCCGGGAATATGACGCGCAGGGCACCCTGTACGACGACAGGATCATCAATAATCTGGCGGAACAGGTGGGAGATGATGAGTTGGCACGGCGCATTGTGCTGAATATGTTTTATAATGACGCCAGGAAGTACGCCAAGGATAAGCACGGTGACGAGTGGACCGGGATTGACTGGATAGATAAGGCAGCCCAGGGGGTAACGGGGATGGTACGCACCGGGGGCGTGAAGGGATGGCGGACAGGTCAGAAGGCCTGGCGGAATTTACAGGTAATGGGAGAGGTGGATGCCGTTACGAATGCAGCTAAGCGTCTGCCGGAGTTGATTGCTTCCGGAATGGATGTGGATGAAGCACGCGCTCAGATTGAGAAGGATGCCACTTTTCTTGAGATACGACGCCGCTGGGCTGCCGATCTGGTTCAAACCATGGAAGCCGGGGAGAAGGAATATTTGGAAGGTGAGGACCGCCATTTGGTTGGCCGCATTGGTTCGCAGCTTGGTTCCATTATCGGAGATACGGCTCCCTGGTTCATTCCTGCCATTGGTCCTGCTATCGGAGCTTCCTCCGCCATGCAATCCCGCAGAGATGAGGGGGTGAGCATTGGGTTAACTATGGAGGAAACGGAGAAGAGGGCCATGATGTTCGGCCAGGCAGATGCTCTGGAAGAGATGATTGCTTTTTCCCCCATCGGGCGGTTGACGCCCGGATATAAGTGGTTGAAGAAGGCGCTTGGCGGTGGGAAGGCCGCCGGGAAGCTGGCCCCGTGGCGGGCTCGATGGATGGCGAGTCCGAAGGCCCAGTACGCTATTCAAGGGCTTTCCGGCGCTGCGGAAGAGGCCATTCTTGAGCCTACAGCCGGGTATTTGATGCGTACTGTACAGAGCATGAATCTGACGGACGAACGCGGAAAACAGACTTTCCGTCAGTATTTGGACGATATGGGGCAGATGATGCACGGAGAACAGGGGCTTGCCCTGCTGGCATTTACGTTTGGGATGTCCGGCTTTAATTATCCTCAAATCAAAAAGGCGGCCCAGGAGTTCGGTCTTTCTCTGCAACATTACAAGGAGCTGGGAGGCACGGCCCAGGGGTATCTGGAGGCCAGGGAGGAAAAGACCGCCGAAGGTTTTTTGAATAAGGCTCTTTCCAATTTGCATGATTCCTGGATGGAGGATCCGCAGGCTTCCCTGGAGCGGGCGAGCGCGGCTGCCGGAGAACGCCTTTCCGGGGAACGCATTGAGTCTTTGCGGGAGCTGGACGCGTGGCGGGCTGCCGAGGATGCCGGCATGGTGCCGCGGGTGGAGCCGGCGGAACAGGAGGGGATGTTCCGGGTGTATGCTCCAGCGCGCAGCACGAAAGTGCCGCGGGAGGATGCTTCCGTCTCCAGAGAGGGGCAGGAAGAGAACGCCCCTTCTTACACGCTGATGGACGGCGAGCAGATGACGGCTTATTTACAGGCGTTTGTGAGCGATCAGGTGGAGAGTGACATCCTCTACACGCAGCATTTGCTGGCCGGGGACGTGACGGTGAGCCAGGCCCTGGCCCAGGGGCGTTTTGACGCGGCGGAGGTGATTACGCGCACAGTGACGGATGAGAAGACCGGAGCCGAACGGGTGGTGATTGCCCCGGAGACGCTGGGGCAGATGAAGGCCCGCGCGGATATGGCGATGGCCGCTATCCGCGCCCTGGAGGCGGAGGGTGTGAGTTATGAAGATGCCGCCGCCCGCATGGATGCTTCGTTGAGCGAGCATCTTCCGCTGGGAACTCTTGTGAAGACATGGGAGGAAGCCCAGGAACGCATCAGGACGGAACAGGCCCGGAACCCAGAGTTCAAGGTTCCGGCCATGGATGCCCCGTTTTCCAACGCTTATGTGACGAAGGTCCGCCGGGGAGATACGTTCCGCCGGGTGTTGAGGTATGCCCGCGGGAATGCGACGGTGGAGGATTTGATGGAGGAAACGATGGAACAGGCTGTCATCTCCTGGCAGGCGGAGCAGGGTTTGACCTGGGGCGAGTTCGGCGCGATGCTCCAGGAGGCGCAGAAGTCCATCAATGATTTGTTCCCGGAGGCGCGGGGGGAGGAGATGCAGTTTATTCACCTGGACGCCGGGAAGCCGGTGACGGGTCATGACGCGATTGAGGCTTTTTCCAAGATCGGGCGTTCCCGCTGGCTGGCGGACGCGATGAATCATCCTTCCCTGCCCTCCTGGCTGCGGAAGCTGCTGAATCATCTGGTGAAGTTCCTGGGGGCTTTCAAGGCGCGCGTGGAGCTGGGCGAGATGGTGCGCCAGGCGGAGGAACAGGGCGTGTTTACCCTGCCGGTTAGGCAGGCTCTGGCGGTGATGCTGGATGCGGGGAATGCCCTGTACCGGGACCAGCAGGGGGATTTGATTGCCCTGACTATGGAACGGGCCAAGGCGCAGGCGGACCTGGATGCCGCCCTGGGCCGCGGTGTCGCCACGGAACAGGAGACGCTGGAAGAGCAGCTTGCCGAACGCAATGCCGCTGATGAACCGGGGCCCGTGGACCGGGCGGAAGAAGAGGCCGACGACGCGAACGCCCAGCAGGCGCGGCGCGAACGCACGGAGGCGGAGGTAGAGATGCTGGGGGAACGGGATGATGACGGCGTGTTTAACGGAGGGGTGAGCATTCGTATTGAGGACGGGGTGCGCCAGGGTTTTATTGACAAGGACCGGCTGACGCTTTGCCCGGATGTTCCCCAGTTCAAGCAAGGGGCCGATGAAAAGACGGGGGTGGTGAACCGGATTGTGGGGGCCTGGCAGCGCAACGCCGCGCCGATTTCCGTGTGGCGCCGGACTGATGGTTCCCTGCAGGTGATTTCCGGCAGGCACCGCCTGGACGCCTGCACGGATGCGGATATTAATTGCACGGTGTATGATGAGGCAGACGGGTTTGATTTGGATTGGGCGCAGACGCATGACGTGGAGAACAATATCCGGGACGGCCAGGCGAGCGCGTTTGAGATTGCCCGCTACGTTCGGGATTCCTCCCTGTCCATGGCGGAGGCCGTGGAGCGCGGGATTGCCAGGAAGGGAGCCTCCCTGAAAGGGGTGGAGCTGGGGCTTTATGCCAGCCAGGAGCTTTTGGATGCGCTGGGCAACGGGCTGGTTTCCCCGGATGACGCCTACCGCGTGGCCCTGGCGTTCCGCAATGATGCCGAGGTGCAGCGTTCCGGGCTGGCCGTGCTGCTGGACGGCGGGAGCTGGCAGGAGGCTTATAATACCATGGCGGCCAAGGCGAACCTGGAAGCGATTGCCCGCCAGAATGCGGCCAACGGCATGGATATGGGCATGGACCTGTTTGGGAATACGGATAATGAAGAGCTTTACAAGCGCATCGGGAAGTACGCGGCGGAGAAGTACCGCGAGCTCGGCAAGGAGCTGACGGCGATTAACGGCGCTTCCCGGAATCCGAAGGTGGCCCGGAAGTATGGCGTGAATGTGAATGACGCGGCGGCGGTGCAGCAGGTGGTGAAGCGGTTGCAGGAGGAACGTTCCCGCTGGAAGAATTTTGCCGTGCATCCCGATTTGCTCAAGGAGGCCAATGACGCCGTGATGGTGGAGCTGGGGTTGAAGACGCAGGCACAGGTGGATCAGGAGAATGGCGTGCTTCCTTTAGAGGCTCCAGAACAGGAGGCGGATTCCGACGATGCGGGGATGTTGCTGCTTTCCCAGGATGTGAACCGGATGCTGGAGGATTTTATAAAACGGGAGGAGGTTCATTTTTCCCTGGCCGGGGAGAATGAAGCATTGCTGGCTCCCAATGGAGAGCCATCCCATCTGACGCCGCAACAATACCGACAAGTAAGGACGCCAGAGTTTAAGCGGTGGTTTGGGGATTGGGAGAAGGTAGCCCGGTTCAAGGCAGCCGTGGAGAAGATTATGTCTATGGAGCCGGTGGCGGCCATTTCCGGCCAAGAGTTCCAGAAGGACGGCATCCCCCTGACCGAAAAGGTGACGAAGTTCTGGAAGGAGCGTTTTAACGGAGTAGCCATTTCTCCCGAACTTGGAGAGGTAAGGCTTGATCTTGAAGGCGTGAAGTCTTCCATTGGACACGGCATCGGTTCATTGAAGTCCGCGGCTTTTGCCTGCGTAGAAGACGTGATCCGGAACGGCGTTGTGTTTGACCGTCAGAAGAATTGGAAAGAACGCGGTTACGATACAGCGGTGATTGCCGCTCCCGTCACGATTAAGGGCGTGGAGTATGTTTGCGAGGTTGTTGTTGAGCAACGTACCAACAGACAGGGATTTTACCTGCATGAGGTGGAGATAAAGAAGAAGCTCGAAGACGTGTTCAAGACCTCCACTGAAGGAGGCACGCCCCAAGCTTCCAGAAGTATATTAGCCCTGCGAGCCGAAGATGTCAAGAGGGAGGAAGAGGGCATGTCCAAGGTGGTGGACGAGAACGGAGAGCCACTGGTGGTGTATCATGGTTCCCCGCATGTTTTTACCGTGTTTGACGTGGAGCGTTCCGGAGAGAATTTTAACCGGAGCCGGGAGGATGGAGGGTTGTTGTTTTTTTCTTCCCTGCCGGAGACGGCGGAAGATGTGCTTCATGATTTAGAGGGCCGTTTTCCGGGGACCGGGTTGGAGAGTGCGCGGCTGTACGCGTGTTTTATGAGGTTGAGGCGTCCGTTTACGCTGGATCTTGGCGATGCTTCACAGCGCCCGTTTTCCGGTGAGGGTGTGCCGGAGAGCGTGAAGGGTTCCCCGATGGCGTGGTATTTGTTTCCTCACGAGTTGAGGAGAGGGTTTGATGAGGGGAATGCTCATGGCGCAGGTTATGACGGTATTGTTTTGAAGGGCAGGAATGCTTATGACGGGAGTCCGGAGGTGTGGGGGATGGCTACGGATTCCCGGCAGGTGAAGAGCGCTGCCGATAACCGCGGGACGTTTGATTCAGAGAATCCGGATATTACGTTTTCTATTATTGGGGAGAAGGCAGAGTCCTTCCAGGAGTACCACAATAACGGCCTGTCCTACACGGATCCGGCGGACGGGAAGCGGAAGGCGATTATTGATTCCCGCGGGGTGCGGTTGAGGAAGGAGCACGTCAGCGTGAGCGAGGGGGGGCATGTGAATGTTTCCCTGGCCGCGGCCCTGGATTTCCCGGAGTTGTTCCGGGCTTACCCGGAGCTGCAGAAGCTGAGGGTGGATTTTTACCGGGACAGCAGGAGCGGCACGGGAGGGTTTACCGATCCGCAGGAGCATTATATTGCCGTGAATGTGGCACGGGGCGGGAAGAACGCGGATGCCGGCATGGTGCTGGATACGATTCTGCACGAGGTACAGCATGTGATTCAGGGGTATGAGGGGTTTGCCCAGGGGGTCGGTCGCATGAGCCGGGAGCAGGCGCTTGCTTATCTGGGCGAGAGCATGATCCAGCTGGCGGGCCGGGACGACGCCTGGGCGAAGGAGGCCCTGCCGCGCCTGGAACGGATGAGGCAGGAACTGGAGGCCGGGACGTTGCAGCCAGCGTTTGTGTATGTTTTTTCCCACGGGGAGCAGGAGGCGCGGCTTGCCGGGAGGTTTGAGAAGAATAGCGAGGGCGTGGTGATGAGCGGCCTGAACGGGTTCCGCCTGCTGGACGCTCCGCAGTTTTCGATTCCGCTGACGGGGAATATTACGGAGCTTGGCGGCATTACGTTCGGGGCCGGGAGGTTTGGCCGGATGGCCGACAGGGTTTTGGCTCCGAACGGGGATTGGCTTTACGATGAGATGGTGTTCAGGATGAGGGCCGCCGCGCAGCGGTCCGTGAATAAGCTGAACCTGTATGAGACCGGAGACCGGGAGCGCGGCCTTGAGCTGCTGGCGGAGGCGCAGGAACTGATTGCCACGGTGGAGCGGTTTCTTCCCCATACGTACGGGTTCGGGTTGGAACCTTACAAAATCTGGCTGAATGTGTTTTCCCTGCTTTACGGGAATAGCGGGAAGATGGCGCCGGATGAGGCGCTTTCCAGCGCGTTGAGCGCGATTCCCATGGAGAAGTGGCCGGAGATTATGGCGGGAAGTGTGATGAAGCATTTCTGGGGGTATGTAAAACAGCATGAGACGCTGGGTCCCGTGTGGGAGGGTAAGATGAAGGAGTTTGAGGAAGAGGCGAAATTTACCGAAGCCGGGGAGAAGGCCGCGGAATTGGATAAGCGCCGGTGGGAGTTTTTTATAGCGAATGGCGCGGAGTTCCTGGAGAAGTACGGGCAGGTGAAGGTGTACCGCCTGATTAGCAAGTTCATGGCCCGCGTGGTGGAACAGATTGACCGTTACCGGAAGGACCGGACGCTGGGGCGCATCCGCCGCGTGGCTGCGTCCGTGGCTCCGCGGACGAATCCGAAGGGAAAGCCGCTGCGCGGGAAGATGGACGCGGAGAGTTACCGGAGGCTGGAGAGGTGCTTGCGCCTGCTGGAGATGACCGAGAGCCAGTACGATGAGTTTTTCCAGAAGAATTTTCCGGAGGATGCCGAAGAGGGGAAGAGGTGGGAGGATCTGGCCCCGGATGCGCTGGTGCTGGTGACGCTGCCCGACGCGGAAGGGAGGCTGGAAGAGGTGGCCGTAACGCAGCGGGAGTTTGAGGTTTACGCCTGTTATGAACGGATGGACGTGAATACCGCGGAGAAGTGCGGCGCGGCCCTTGGAGAATTGATTGCCACGACCCGCCATGCCTGGGAGAACGCAGCGGAGAAGAAGAAGATGGAGGTTGCCGCCATGGCCGCCCCACTGCTGCAGGCCACCGGGAATTTGGATGATAACAGGATGGCAACGTTCCGCCGGAAAGCGAGGCTGCGGGCTTTGCCGAAGAAGCCCCTTTCCCTGTTTGATTATCTGATGAATTTTAATCAGTATATGCAGGCGCTTTCTTCCGTGGGGCCGTTTGCCGGGATTGCCCGCCAGTTTGAGGAACGGGCGGCGCGGTTTAATGTGCAGCGGCAGGCGAGCGAGAAGGAGATGCTGCGTTTTGTGCACAATACCGTAGCGGAGATTGCGGGATCCGCGGACCGGTACGATATTGCCGAGTGGATTTATGAGGGGCGCATGAAGCAGGATACGGGGATTTCCGTTGTGGAGCGGGAACCGGATTGGAACAGGAAGGCAAACGCCCTGTACCGGGAACGCCTTCTTCATTTGCTGCGCCGGAAGGTGAAGTCCCACGGTCTGGAAGCGGTGCAGCTTTATTTGAGGGAGTTTAAGTTTTCCGAGGGTTTGAAGAAGGAGGTGAACGCCCTGTTCGGGCACCGCCGCAAGGAGATTTCCGCCAAGCAGGCGAAGAAGGCATTGGAGCACATGGAGCGCGTGTTTACGCAGAAGGAGTGGGAGCGGTACGGGGACCAGAAGGTTTTTGTGAGGGAGCGGGCGGAGATGCTGCGTTCCAGGACGAAGTATGCCAAGGAGGGGTATCAGCCGAAGAGTTTCCGGCTGGATGGCCTGTCCCGGATGGAGGCGGCGTATCTGGTGCTGTTGTCCGAGCAGGCGGATTATACCGAGGCCCTGGCGGAACGCGGGTTTGACGCGGAGGTGATGGACCGGCTGCGCGGGTTTGCCGGGGATGAGGTGATGCAGTTTGCGTATGCTTTACGGGAGAAGCTGAATGAGCGGAGCGGACAGGTGCAGGAGATGACCGAGAGGCGCTACGGCACGCCGTTTCCGCTGACGGAGAATTATTTCCGGGCGTTTTTCGATGTGACGATGGAGGCGATTGATAAGTCGATTGCCGATGCGGCGTCTTACGGGGAAGCGGCCACGGGCGGGAAGTTCGGGTTGATTCACGCCCGCCGGAAGCATCAGGCTCACCTGGATTTGGAGATGGATGTTTGCACGGCGTTTATGGCGGCCATGACCGAGCAGGATCTTTACCTGTACGGCTCCGAGATCAGCCGTGATTTGCGGGCTTTGCTGAATTTCAAGGGCGAGGACGGCGAGGCGGGCCGGAGCCTGGAGGTGCTGCTGGGGCGGGATGCCGTGGGCAAGCTGATGGCCTGGGCGGATGCGTTTGACCGCGCCGGGGCGGAGAGTATTCGCGGGCACCTGGATATGAACCGCCTGATGAACCGGCTTTCCGGCGCGGCGGCGCGGGTGCTGCTGGCCGGGCGCGTGGGGACGCTGACCAAGCAGGTGACGACGGTGATTAACGCGATGTATGCTTCCGACGAGATTGGCCTTGCCGAGTGGCTGGGGGCCGTCCGCCGGTATCACGCCGGGAAGCTGGTGAAGCCTGTACGCGAGATAGAGGCCCTGCCGGAGCTGGACAGCCGCGACAAGACGCGGTTCAGCGCCACTCTGGCTGCCATGGGGGCCGATGAGGCCGGGCGCCGGGTGTCCCGCCTGGAACGCTGGAACCGGGAGGGGATGGATTTGCTGGAACGGGTGGATATGAAGGGGAATGCGATTTCCGCGGCTATTTTGTACGATGCGGTTTACCGGAAGATGAAGCGTGAGACGCCGGACGCTGCGGAGGCCGAGATTGACGCGGCCGCCATGGCGGAGGTGCGGCGCTCCCTGTCCCTCAAGGGTCAGCCGATGACGCAGCTGCAGAAGTCCCTGGCCGCGCAGCACCGGACCTGGATGCAGGCGGGGATGTTGTTCCTGGGCGGCGAGTCGATCAATACGATGGGCAATGTGTTTTCCCTGGCCCGCAGCGGGCAATGGGGGAAGGCCGGGTTGATGTGGGTTTCTCACGGGGTGGTGCTGGCCCTTCTGAATGGGCTGCTTAATTTCATGACTGATGACGAGAAGCGCCGCCGGAAGCGGGAGTGGTGGCACGCCCTGTTTGATGTGGCGATGGGGCCCGTGATGGGGATCCCTGTCGTGAGCGGGCTGACTGGCGAGGGGGTGAGGCAGCTTGCGAAGCTGTGCGGGTATCATGCTTTTATGCCGGGGAATAATTTGCTGGTGCCTTTTTCCAATGCGGCGGATATCGGGAAGGCGTTTTCCAACGCCTGGAAGGTGTTTGACGGCAAGGAACGGCCCTGGGAGGATGACGCCCTTTCTTTCCACGAGCTTTTACGTACTGCGGCGGCGGGGACGGTGGCGTTTTCTCCGCGGACGACCAAGGGGGGCGCCGCTGCGGTAGGGGCCGCCCTGACGATGGCAGCGTTGCTGAATGTGACGGAGTTTGCCCTTAAAACAGTCCGCAGCGTTCAGGAGAACGGTGCGGATTGGGATAAGTGGGTTGGGAACCGGAAGTAGTTAAAGTATCTTATCCAGTATATACAAGTGCGACTACTTAAGGATAGTGTCTGCTTTAACAACTTTTTCTTTTGCTTGCTTCTCCAAATTTGGAACTGCTCTAAACATAGAAGCAAGCTCTTTTGCATCTTCAATTGACATTCTAATTGAAAATTTGCCTGTCCCTGGATCATTAAAAAACAACTGAACATGGGAACTTGTTTTTCCAAGCACATCTATCATAGATTTAGATTCATTCAACATGGATATAAAATAAATATCAAACGAATACTTTCTTGGATTTTTTTCTAATGGAGCATAGTAAGAGGCAACAAATTTATTTGTTGCTAATTCACTATCTTCCACTATATCGGCCCATTTTGCGCATTTTTCTAAACTTTTTGCTATATTGATTGCATCTTTGTTTGAAAAATATTGTGTAACAAATCTAGGGTAAATATTTTTTTTAATTTTATCTTTTGGAAGTATAAAAATCACCAATCTATGCCATTCATCACTTGAGACATGCAAGTGTATTTTAAAATCACATTCGTTCAAAAAATGTATATTTAATATTTTGTCACTTTTTACAGAACATTCAGTTCGAGCAAATGAGACTCCCGAAATAAATACCCACACCGCAAATATCACATATAGAATCTTCATAGAATGGAATATTTACTAGCTCCTCCACAAATCTTGCAATTCACACCGCTGGGCGTATCGCTGGCTCGCCCTTTGCAAGCCCGGTAGTACCGGCAGTTTTTGTTATGGGTCTTGCCCGTTGAGCTGATCCAGTACGTTTTTTCTTCCGCTGCCGGTTTGGCCGCTGGTTTCCGGTGGTAGTGGTATTCCCCCGTTTTGCGGTTGTAGTGACCGCCGTTGGCGTCCAGGCCGCCAGGGTGCGCTTCCGAGAATGAAGTGAGGGAAATAACAGCTAAAATGAGAGAGAATAGTTTCATACAAATTCATAATACCATGAAATAAAGAGAGTTGTAAATAATTTGCTTAACTCTTTCAACGGCATTATGAAATGATTATTTCCAACATTTTAGGAGATATTTCCTTCTCGACTCTAGGTAGCAGTAACAAAAAAGCCCCTGGCCCGGAGGCCAAGGGGCGAAACATTCTAACGTAAGGAGACCGAATGATAGCCTCTCTTCTCAGAATAAGCAACTCCTAAATCATTGTTTCAGTATCATTGTGTGAAAATGCGTACTGGAATTGTTATTAAAGAAGGGGAGGCTTTGTTCAATAAAAAGGAGCTGCTCCGATAGAGGCAGCCCCTGAATGGAGTCAGGGGCTGTTAATATTCCCAGGTTCCATCTGATTTTTTAATGGCCTTCTACGCCTGTCCTATGAGATAGTGGGAAAAATATTATGGATACGGTAGATCCGAAAAAAAGAAGCGAGATTATGTCGCATATCCGTGGCAAGAATACTAAGCCGGAACTATTAATTAGATCGCTTCTCCATCGTTCTGGTTTTCGGTTTAGGATTCATCGTCGGGATCTTCCTGGAAACCCCGATATCGTACTGCCAAAGTACAAAACAGTTATTTTTGTTCATGGCTGTTTTTGGCATCAACATCCCGGTTGCAAACAAGCCCACCAGCCTAAAAGCAATACTGAGTATTGGAGATTAAAATTGGAAAGGAATATATGCCGAGATGAGAGAAATGTTCTGTTTCTAAAAGAAAAAGGGTGGAAAGTTGTTATTATATGGGAATGCGAAATTTCTTCTTTTTTAGAGAACCCGAGCACATTAACTCAACGAATTTTTGAATAAATTCAGTGTTTATTTTTTAAAAGGCCTTCAAATTCTAAAACTGGTTTGACAAGAGCCCTTCCAAAAGCAGGTGGAACAGCGTTTCCAATAACTTTGTAGAGATGCTTTAAAGGCATCTCTGGAAATTTTGAATCATCGAATCCTTGTAGTCGAGCACATTCTCTCCATGATAGACGACGATTGAAGCTACCTTGCAAAATCCATTGATCTTTTCCTACTTGTTTCATAGGCTCCCCTTCTGGATGTAGAGTGACATGGGCTCCGTCGGCTACAATTGTATAACTTTGTTCATTCCATCCTCTTTTACGTTGCCTTGTCAGATAATGTCCATGGAAGGTTTCTTGGAGATACTCTCCTTCCGCAAACAAAGGCATGTCCCCGATCACATCTTTCATGGTAAGATATGGAGGCATGCCTTCTTTTCCGTGAGTAGGATCCGGTCCATAGTATTCGAAATCTAGGGCAATATCGCTTCGTATCCCTACAATGAATATTCTGCTCCTGGATTGGGCAAGACCAAAGTCGGGACCAAATAAACAGCCTACATGAACTTTGTATCCTGCTTCATTAAAACCCTCTGTTTGTTGCTCAAAAAACCATCCATTTTTCGCAGAGATCATTCCAGTCACATTTTCTACAAAGAAATATCTAGGCTTAGACTGTTTTAATGCCCGTAGAAATTCTTTATAAAGAAAGTTGCCTTTGATATTCATTAAATCCCGTTCTGCCATTCCTCTGCCACGGCGGCGCGCTCCCACGCTAAATCCCGTGCATGGATAGCATCCAATCAAAATGTCAGAGGATGGAAAATTTTTAACTTCTTGGATGTCTCTATGGTGAAATTCTCCGCAGGGGACCATATGTTTATAAGCTTGTGCTGCTGAGACATCAATATCGTTGGCCCATATAATATCAAGCCCCTCCCATGAAGTTGCACCCAAGTCAAATCCACCACAGCCGGAGAATAACGAGACAACTTTTAAATGTTTCATTGCGAAAGTATGGTAATGGAAAAATTCATGTATGACCAGAAAAAATGATAGTTTTAAAGGGTTTGCTCGGCATGTAATGCCTTATTAACAATCTGTAGGGGGAGGGTTCCTAGAGTTTCTTTGAATTCTTGCGAGGAAACATCAATATTTAAATGTTCAAGACAGAGCATTAATCTGATTCTATCAAAAAAACATCCATTTGCATAGGAAGGATCAAATAATGCTCCTCCTCTTGCCCTATAACATAGGGGGCTCAACATAAACGTCATAGGATTTTCAATAATAGTTTCAAATTTGCTTGATGTTTTTTTATAATCAAAATTTTTGTGAAATATTTGCTCATCATCGGCAGAACAAGCACATTGGAGGAATATTAATGGCATATGCGTTGCCTTATCTTTAATAGGATTAAACCAGCCTACAATATCCAATTTCCCATCTCCAGATGTTACTTCACGTATATGTTCTTCCCTACAAAAACTTTTTAATCTAGTATTGAATAGGGAAGCTAAACATTCGATTTTCTCAAAAGCTCCATTTCCAGACAATATGCCATGATTTTTAAAACCTGTTCCAATTCCTTCTATAAAAAAATTAGGGAATAATCTCCTTATTAATAAAAGACAAAATTTTTCAAAGGAAGCAGCTAATGAATTCCTATATGAGCGGATATTTTCATTGAAATATTTCATGCTATTACATAATAGGAGAAAAATATAAAGTTTTTTATAATTCCATTCTTCTTCATTAAGATTTTTAAAGTCAAGAGATAATGTGTCATTGTTTGATATTTCAAAAGGATAGAGATCTCCTAAGATATTTTTCCTATCTTCCAGAAGATAAAAAAATTCTTTAGCTTTCATTTCTCTCCAATCATCAACTTCTGGTGGAGATTCATTAAATTCATCAGAAGAGTTTTGACTAATCTCAGAATCTTCAGTAAATTCTTTATCGTCATCTGATAAATTAATATCTATATCATTTGGACGTTTTGCTATATCGTTAACATGCAAACTAAAATCAGGGGTTGAAAGACATTTTCTTTCAATTTCGTCAACAGTCAGAAAAAAATCTTTCTTTTTAAATTGTATAGATTCTATCTGCTTCAGCATACAATAAGACAGTTAATCTAAATCCATATCATCTTTTCCAGAAATACGCCTTTTAATACTTTTGTGCATTTCTTTTATATATTTATTAGCTTTTTCTAAAATTTCAATATGGGATTGATTTAAATCTTTGATATCAATGTATACCCTGTAAGCTGTTTTAAGATTAGCCAATACTATTTGTAATGATGAATTGAAGGTGTCGTCTGGTAAATCTGTAAGACTTGACGCGATCTCTAAACTAGCTCCTTCGCGAAATTGTGCAAGAGCCTCAGGTGTAGATAATACTTTTGCAAATTGTTTTAATTTTCTAGAATCCGAAACTCTAGGTATATTTTGATTAGTTGGTCTGAACAGCCAATCAAAAAGATCTTTTAAATTTTTAGTCGATACATTTGTAAGGGAAAAATTACCATTAGGATCTAGAGAATTTCTTTTGTCTTCTCTTAAGAAGCCTTCTATCCCACTATAAGATAAACCTGTTGCGAATACACTAAAGTTAATATTTTTTTCATCTAAATCTAAATCTTTAATAATCCCTTCTTCTTTGGCTTTCTCGATCAACACCAAAGTTTGTAAAGTTCTTTTTGCATAATTAAGATTAGTAGCTACTGCTCTTGTAGTCTTTCTTAAAGCTTCTTCAGGAGATATTGTAGAATCTTTATTAAGATAGCTTTTATACAATTGGCGCATGTATTCTGCCTTCTGCATAGCCCCCCATGATTTTGTACCTGTGATATGTCGATATCCGAGATACCACAGAATATCTTTTCGATCATTATATATTTGGACAGAAATTTCTTTAGGGTGATGCTCAGCTTCATTAGAAATTTTCTTTACAGTATTTGATTTTCTTGTGTTTGTGGCAAGATCAGGATTATCAAGTAATTTAAGAGCTGCTAATCTCCTATTTCCTTCCACTACTATATAAACATTACTACCTCCCTTTCTTCTGGTCACAAGTAATGGTTCTGCGTCGTAATACCCTTGGGTTCCTAGAGATATCATCAAGTCCGCTAAATCTCCTTCCTCTAATAAATAATCTAATACTTGCTCATCATCTGCATGATGCAACCGTCCAGGCAAGCGTGGATTTTCTGGATCGAATACTAATTGATCTAGAGGCATTTTAGTATTCTGAGGAAAGTTCGTCTTCTCCATAGATCAAATTTAGAAGATGGTTTTATATAGTCAAGAGCCAAGTGTTACACTTTCTTCCACCTATCCAGCGTTTCCACATAGATGCCGGAGATTTTTCCTCCGTCCATGGGTTCGATGTCTCCGAAGTTGGGGTTGATGGGATGGAGGGTGTATTCCATTTTGCCGGTTTCCGGGTTTTTCCTGCGAACCAGTTTTTTGAGCGTCACGCCGCGTTCATCATGGTATTGAACAATGGTTCCGGGTTTGGGGATGGGGGGGATAGTGTATTTTTTCATGATGACCACGGAGCCGTCCGGAATGGAAGGTTCCATAGAGTGACCGTTCACGCGCAGCAGGTATTCCCCTTTTTCCAGTTCACGGTATAGTCGGATGTCCTGCGGAATGGTGTCTCCATCCGCCAGGTTGCCGGCGGCAATGTTGCCGATGATTCGTCCCTGAGCCTCCAAGGGAGGGGCTGTGAATGTTTCTACCGGGGTAAACTTCTTGCGGGCTGCCTCTTTTTCTTTGGCGGCATTTTGAATGGCGGTATTGACGAATTCCAGGAAGGTTTCTTTGTGGGCTTTAGCGGCCTCACAGATAATGTCCCATTCTTCATCTGTGAAGTCGATGACGATGCGGGGAGAGGATTCGGCTTCTCCGTTCATTAGTTTTTGGAGCTGAAGAACTGCGTAAGCAGGGAATGCCCCTCCGGGAGCAAGCCAGTTGTCTATGGTTCTTTTAGGCGTGTTGAGTTTCCCTGAAAGCCAAAAGCGATCCTTACCTATAGTTTTGAGCCATTTTTTTACGTCTTCTTTATTCGGCGTCATACGTTGATTTTACGCACATTTCATGAAAAGTCAACCTATTGATTAGAAAATATCACGCATAAAACATGAAATGTGTGTTGACGTGTTCATGATTTTTACGTAAAAAGATTTCATCAACTACGAGAGATCATGAAAACAGAAATCGACTTAGACAAATTGCCGGACGGCTGCAAGAGCCATCTGCTGGCCGAAGCGGAAGAAGGGTTGAAGCCTTCGGAGGCTATTATTCGCATCATTGAACGAGAATCATTCCGCAGGGGATTCCGTGTTCACCTGACCACGGCCTGCGATCTCCCCCGCCCGAAGAACCCCAAGAAGCCTGCAGCCTAATGGAAGAAGCCCTGATTGACGAATTTATTCGGCTCGGCTGGCACGAGCTTTAACCCGGCTTAACAGACGATAAATACCATGCAAAAGAAATTATTAGAAACAGTCTACGATGGTTTTGAAAACAAGCCATCCCCCGAAAACCCTTTTCTTCCGGGCGATATTGTACAGTTTACCTACGAAGGTGATTCTAGATTGTATGAGGTCTATCAAGCCAGGCTTGATAGAGTCCTGTTGATTCCTCAGGGGACTTATTGCACAGATGCACCGGCTTGGACGCTCAAACTGGTGCAGAGGGATCCCACTGTATTGAATAGAAGGGGAGGGCGTGCCCGTGTCCGTATTGGGCATGCTTTATCCTCTCATACTCATAAGCAGGAACAATGTATTGCTCTTGTGCATCGGGGTTTCCTGTTGAAATGGTTGCTACGGTTGTTTCCTGCCCTCTTGGCGGTTCTATTCGTATCTGGTCGAGGAAAGCACAGATAATTTCATCTGGCCGCCAATATCCGTGAATTCCGAAAACTTCTTTAGGCTCAACCCAGCGATAAGAATAGAATTCTATTTTCGAACGCATAACTTGAACAAATTAAAACGAGATAAACAAGAAATCAACAATGAAAAAAATGACGAACGAACAATACTGGTTGCGCCGCGACCGCGCCTCGAAAATGGAGGTTCTCTACGGTTGCCCGTTGAACTTTCCGGAAAACTCTCTCAAGCCCCGGCCCGGTATCGTACAGAACCTTGTCTTTTCCGCTCTGCTGGTTGGGATCTCCACGATTGTTTATTTTATTTACATTAACATTAAGTAATTATGAACCAAGACCATAGGTTGCCTGAACAAGTGGTCAGAGACATTTCAAAAGGATTAGCTGATGTTCTGTCTCAATCATGGCCTAAAAACGCCGATGCCACATTTGCCGGTGCGCCTCAAATCAACATCAATATCACTGCTCCCCCGTTGCCGTCCCGGCTGGTAAGGCTCTCCAAGTTTGCACAATGCGGACTATTTGCCAAAGGTTCTGAACCGAGCCGGGCCATGTTGGAAAGCGCCGACGGTAAAAAACTGCTCCCGATTGTCAAGTGTGGCGGAGTGCTTTACGTGGACCTGAATCGGGTTACAACCGCCATTATTGAACAACTCTCTGATACAACTACCGGAAAGCGCTACCGCAAAACCGGCTCGTTCAATGCAAATCTCTAACTACCTGAAAAAAGATGGCCGGGGCCAGCAGGAACTGACGCCCGACTTGAATACAATCAAACAAGACAATAATATGAGCCTATTACAAAACATCAAGCGCGGAGTGCAGCAGCGTCCGCAGCGAGTCATCATCTACGGGCCGGAAGGCGTGGGAAAATCCACGCTGGCGGCCGGGCTGCCCGCTCCTGTTCTGCTGGACACGGAACAGGGATCTTCCCACATCGACGTTGCCCGGCTGGACTGCCGGAGCTACGGAGACGTGATCAATGCGATAGAAGAATTGACGCAGGGCGGGAACGAATTCCGGACGGTCATCATTGATTCCATAGACTGGTGCGAGCGTTTGTTTGTGAACGCCTTCATCAGGGAACACAATAAGCGGGCCAACGCCTCCCTGAAATCCATTGAAGATTTTGGATACGGCAAGGGGTACAAGATGATCGAACCTGTGGCCATGGATCTCTTGTCACGTCTCAACGTGTTGATGAGCGCAGGAATGAATGTGGTGCTGGTGGGACACTCCCGCCGCGTCAAATTTGAAATGCCGGAAACAGCCGGCGCCTACGACAAACACGAACTGAACCTCTCCAAATTTGTCGCGCCGCTGGTCAAGGAATGGGCTGACGCCATGCTCTTCTGCAACTTCGTCGTAACGGTCCAGGACGGCAAGGGACATGGAGGAAACCAACGCATGGTCTACACCTCTCCTTCCGCCCCGTGGGAAGCCAAAAACCGGCACGGGATGCCCGCGGTCATGGCGATGGACGCCGGGGAAATCTCCCGCCTGCTGTTTGGAGAGGGCTGCGGACCTTCCGGGAACGCTCCGGCCGGCGAAAAGCAGGCGCCGCCTCCCGCACAGCAGGAAAAACCGGCTCCCTCCCTGGCGGACCAACTGGCCGCGGTCATCAACGACGTGCCGGGAGCGCTGAACTTCCTCGCATACAAAAAGGAAATCCAGCCGGGGCAGGGCCTTGAAGCCGTTTCGGAAAAATTCGCCTCCTTCATCCTCTCCGCCCCCGACCGGTTCAACACGGCCGTTCTGCAGCACAACACCCCGACCGCCCGATGAAAACCGTCACCTGCATCAACGTCGCCCGCGAAACCGGGCATGCCGTCCTCTCCCTGGACGGAGCGGAATACGCCGTCAGCCTGGACGACCTGCAAAAAATCCTCGCTGACATTGCCGGGCCCCGTCCGGTCCCGGCCACAGAACTATTGAGGCCGTCCCTGCTCCCCAAGCTGGCGCAATGCCCCTGCTACGTCTCCTCCCCCGACGCGGGGGAAGCGGCCCGGCGGGGAACCCGGATGGACGCCGCCTTCCGGGCCCTGCTCATGGGCGTGGACGAATTCAGGGCGTGTGAACACCTGAAAGCCGATGAAAAAGAATCCATCCTCTGGGCGGTGAAAACGGTCCGGACGCTTTGCTCCGGGGAAGAAGTCATTGCCGACAAAAACCGCTGCGCCTTCCCGCAATGGCACCCCCGCGTGACAGGCGGGGAAGCGGACTGCCTCTGTCCCGCGCTGGGCAAACTCTTCGACCTCAAAAGCGGCCAAATCCGCAACTACTGGGAACAGCAGGCCTCTTACGCGAAATCCTTCATGGAACGGGAATTCCTGGATGAAATCACCTGCCACCTCCTCTACTGCGACCAGCAGCAAATCGTCACCCGGAAATTCACCTACCGGGAAGCCATCTCCATCGTCAACGGCGTGGTGGACGCCGTGGACCGCGGCGGCGGGCCGCGCCTCTGCGACTACTGCGGCTGGTGCGCCTCGCAGGACACCTGCCCGTTGCGGAACCGGGCGGCGCAGGAAATGCTGACCCTGGCGGAAGCCGGAACGCTGGAAGAAAGCTTCGCCGAAATCGCGGAAAACCCATCCAGGCTGGCGGAATTCGTCACCAAGGCGGCTGTGCTGGAAAGTTACGTCAAAAAGGGAAAAGAAAAAATCCTCGACTACCTCAACAACGGCACGGAAGTCCCCGGATTCAGGCGCGTCTCCCGGAAAGGCGCGGACACCGTCGCTCCGGAAGACGTCGCCAAATACGCCACCTGGATTGGCGTGCCGAAACTCCTGAAATCCTATGGCCCGCTCAAGGCGGACGTCTTCCGCGCCCTGTTCGCGGAAGCATTGCCGGAACAACAATTCCCGGAAGAACTGGTCAGGACGGGGGCCGGATCCTCCTACGTCAAAAAAATCTCCGTCTCCAAAACCACAACCACCAAATAACCATTATGTTTAGTTACATATCAGAAGGCGAGCCCAGCGAATACGGATTCCTCCCCGCGGGCGTCTACGAAGGAAAAATCGTCAAAATGGAAGAAGGAATCTCCCAGGGCGCCAAAACGCGGGGATGCCCGCAGCTGGCCGTCCACATCAGAGCCTTCGGCCCTGAAGGGGCGGCGACGGTCCGTTACTACCTGACCAACTCGAAAGACCTGGCCTGGAAAATCGACCTGTTCGTCAAAAACGTCACCGGGAAGGTATTTGAGGCAGGCCAGCAGGTCATCATCAACCCGGCGGAATACCTCGGCAAACCCTGCTACGTCCGGCTCAGCGTCAGACAGGGAGACAAGCCTAGGGCGGACGGGAGTTATCCCGAATTCAGCAACTGCGAAGACGTGCTGGGGCCGGACGAAGCCCGGGCCATCATGGCGGCTCAGGACAGGGCAGCGGCGGGGCGTGGCGGAGCGTCCCTGCCTCCGCGCCCGGCGGACCTGCCGGCCAACAACCACATGAGCGCCACGGCGGGACCGCCGGCGGAAGAAGACGAAATCCCCTTCTAATCAACAGCCATGAGCGCGCGAACGGAACACGAGAAAGAAACCATCCTGGAAGCCGTCCGCATGGCCTTTGATGAATTCGACGACTACGAAGACATCAGGCGCCAGGCGGCGGAAGACGAATCCGACTTCAGCCTCTCCATCAGCGTCAAAATCCCTGACGGGGAACAGAAAGTCTGTGTGAAAGTATCAGGCTCTATCAAGAAAACAGCTGTGGCGAATGCCTGGTTTGAGGACGACGGCCAGCTGAAACTGGACTTCGACGCCGAATCCCAGGCCCGGGAAATAGAAAGGAACTCGAAAGCGTCATGAACAAGCCGATAACCATCATGCTGCCGATCGTTCCCCCGACGAAAACGCACCAGAACAAAAAAATCGTCAACATCGGGAAACACGCCAAACTGGCGGACACGAAAGAATTGAAACTGGTCATCAGCGATTACCTGACCCTGTTGAAACCTTATCAACCGGCCCGGCCCCTGACGGGGCCGGTCTCCCTGAAGCTGGCCTTCGTCTGGCCCTACCGCAAGAGCGAGCCGAAAAAAAACCGGATCGGGCTCATTCCGAAAACGACCAAACCGGACTGGGACAACCTGGCCAAAACCCTGCAGGATGTCCTGACCCGGTTGAGATTTTGGGAGGATGACGCCCAGGTGTATTCCGCGTCCGTGGATAAATGGTGGGGCGAAGAACCGCAAATAATAATTACCATACGATGAAAACGCTTCAATGCCCGCTATGCGGAACACCTTTGAAAGCCATACGAGGATATGATGTCCATGGGATAACAACCTATTGGGTTGCTGGTTGCTACAACTGCTTCTTCCAGAGTTCCCATTTTTGGAAAACCAAGAAGGCATGTATTGAAGATATGGATAGGCTTGTTTCTTTGTTTCCTCCCATCATGAGGGTGCAGGTTGGTGATAAGTTACATTTTATAGACAGGTCTCTTAAGTATCAGTACTGGGCTACACTTACGGACGTTGATGTGAATGATGCCTGGATCAGGACAGATAAAGGCTCATGCCGCCCGGACGACGTGCTTAAATGGCCATGGGAGCTTAACAGGAAGGAGGCCAGCAATGATTAACATCCTCCTATCCGTCAGGCGGCCTTTCTCCGAGAAAATTTTGTCCGGCGAAAAGGGGTGGGAACTGCGTAAAAACGCGCCGCGCATCCCCCGCGGAGAACACGTCACACTGTGGCTCTATGAATCCGGCCAGTACGGGACACGGGGCATCATCGGCAAGTGCCGTTTAGTTGTCACTGCTGGACTTCGACCATATCCCCCAAAGGGAATTTTAGAATGGACCATGAAGCAAGCTTGCGTGACGGAAGAGCACCTGCGGAATTACCTGCCTTGCTATGTCTGGGGCATCCAAGACCCCGTGAGGATTTCCACAGTGCCGCTGTCTGACATTGGGCTGACCCGTCCGCCGCAGTCCTGGCAGTACCTTACTGACAAGCAGGCGGCGATTTTAGAGCAGGCCGCTTGCCGGGAATGTTATCCACACGAGGACCAACGGCTTTGGGAGCCGAGAAAGGAGGGGGAGTGAATAGGTATCACAGAAAATGGCTCCGGATATTCCGCCACCGCGAAAACGCATTTCTGCGCCGCGCCGAATTTAGGGACGGAGATCATGAACACGGAAAAAGGTATGAGACCATGCGAAAAGCAGCCCGGAGGCTTAATGCTCTCCGCATGAGGCATGTCTGGAATAAGCCGTGGATACACATTAATGACAAGGGAAGGAGGGCAAGTGAACACCTTTAACACTCCAAAAACAGAGAAAACCACCAACGTGTGGCTCACTCCGCGCTATGTTCTGGATCTGCTGGGACATTTTGACGTGGACCCCTGCGCCGCTACGGTGCGCCCGTGGGATTGTGCCCGCGTCAACTACACAGAGGCCGATAACGGCCTCCTGCTGCCCTGGGAGGGGCGCGTGTGGTTGAACCCTCCTTATGGCAATGAGGCGGAGGCGTTCATGGAGCGCATGAGTATGCACAAGGACGGAGGTCTGGCACTCATTTTCATGCGCTCTGATACACGCTGGTTCCAGAGGTGCGTGTTGTCCCGCGCCCGGTATCTGTTCCTCTGGAAAGGACGCATCCGCTTTTGCCGCCCGGACGGAGAAACGCACGGAAACCAGCCCAACGCGCCGAGTTGCCTTGTGGCGTGGGACAATACGGAGGCGCCCCTCCTGTACACCTTGCAGAATCAGGGACTCGGAAAAGTCGCCGCTCTATGAACTACAACCCCCAACTGACGCTTTTTTGATTATGGAATTCATCAACATCCCAACAGCCTTGTTTTCCAGCCCCGAATATATCGGGGCGGAACCCATACAGCGCGCCACCTGGATCTCTCTGCTGGCCTGGTGCTGCGAACAGGAAAACGGCGGCATCATTGAGGGCTGCCGCTCCTGGGGCATGCGCCGCTGGATGCAGACCTGCGGCGTGACTGACCAGGAAATCAGCGTGGAAAACGAACTCTACCACTTTGACGGCGACAATCTCATCGTATTCGGATATCCGCATGAAATTCAGGCCAGCGTGCAAACGCGCCGAAAGACCGCTCGTGAAAATGGAAAATTAGGAGGCCGCCCCAAGAAAACCCATGTTGAAACCCACACAGGAACCGACGTGGAAACCGAAGAAAAACCAACGTCAGTTATTTCCGAAAACCCAGAAGAAACCCAGCCGGTTATTTTTGAAAACCCAGAAGAAAACCCAGCAAAAACCGTAAGGAAGGAAGGAAGAAAGGAAGGAATTCACCCCCTTACCCCCTCTCCGTGCACCGTGGAAGAAGTCGAAGACCATCTTCGGGCCGCGGCCTTTGCGGGGCGTGTGCGTTTAACCCCCGACCAGATACCGGATTGCGCCACGGCCTACTGGGGAAGCCGGGACGCCGTCAACTGGACCCGCAGCGGCATCCCCGTGACCAAATGGCAATCCGACGCCATCAGCTTCGCCACCAGCTACGTCCTCAACCATCCGCCACCCCCTGGGAACGGAGACAAAGACCCTTACAGCAACCTTGAAGAACTTTAACAATCAACAATTTCAAAAAACATGATCGACTCTCAGACACTCATCGACGCCGAAAAACTGGTGCTCTCCCAGGCAATGGACGGCTCCCAGGCCTTTGCGGACCTCCGGGACAAGGGCATCAGCCGCCAGACATTCAGCCTCCCGGCGCACCAGCAAATCTGGACCGCCCTGGAAACCGTCGCCGGCACGGGAGGAACCGTGGATGCCCTCACCGTCATCGCCCGCCTTGAAGCCCAGGGCCAGCTTGACGCCGTGGGAGGGCACGCCGGAGTCGTGGAAACGGCCACCTACGGAGCCCTTGCCCGGTACAAAACCGCAGCCGCCCTGGAAATGGTCACGGAAGTCGCCAAAAAACATGCGCTGCTCGCGTTTGCCTCCCGGATGGCGGAAGCCGCCGGCGATCAGCTCAAAAGCGCGGAAGAAGCCCTTGATGAAGCCGAGCGCGGCATGTCCGCCCTGCGGGACCGGTGCGGCGTCCGCCAGACCGAAACCATCCGCGGAGCCGTGGGAACCATCATTGAAAACCTGCAATGGCGCATGAACAACCCCGGCGCCATCAAAGGAATCTCCTCCGGATACCGCCGCCTGGACCTGACCCTGGACGGCCTGCAGCCCGGCGCCATGATCGTGCTTGCCGCCCGGCCCGGAGTCGGGAAAACCGCCGCCCTGGTCAACATCCTCACCAACATCTGCCTCGGGGGAACTCCCGTGGGCATGTTCAGCCTGGAAATGCCGAAATCCCAGCTCCTGGAACGTGTCCTCTACGGCATGGCCGGCATCAACTCCGACGACATCCGCCGCGGCAAGCCGATGACGGTCGGACAGCAGCAGCATTTCACGGCCGCCGTCAGGAAAATCACGGCCGCTCCGCTGCACATCGACGACGAAAGCTCCCTCACCATTGACAGCATCAGAGCCCGGGGCCGCCGGATGGTCCGGGAACACGGCGTCAAATGCATCGGCGTGGACTACCTGCAACTGGTGCGCTCCCACTCCAAACAGGCGGCCAACAGCCGTGAACGAGAAGTCTCGGAAATCTCCGCCGGCCTCAAATCCCTGGCCAAGGAACTCAATATTCCCGTCCTGGTGCTGGCCCAGCTCAACCGCGACGTGGAAAAAAGAGCCGGGAACGCCCAGGGCAAACCGGTCGTTTCCGACCTGCGCGACTCCGGCTCCATTGAGCAGGACGCCGACCAGATCATCATGATCCACCGCCCCTACATGTACAAGCCCGACAAGCACGACCCCACGGAAGCGCAGTGGATCATCGGCAAAAACCGCTTCGGACGGCTGGGGCGTATTCAATTCCGCTGGACCGCGGAACTCACAAAATACGAGGAAGAACAGAATTATCCCGTCACCAACAAATGAGACCCCCCAAACCATCCCTGCGAAAAAACAAGCCGACGCGGCGAGGAAAGCCCGGATCCTACAAACTGCGCTTAACGCTTCTGGTGGATCCCAGAAAGAAAGGCAAACTTGTCGAGCTGGGACTTGGTACTAACGACAGACAGGAAGCCGAAGAACGCGCCAACAGCATTATCAATGCTCTGGAATCCGCCGGACTCTACCGTCTTCCCGCCGTCCGCATTCTGGAACATCACGTAGCCCAATTTGGCAAGATTGAACCTCCCCCCTTTGAACATCCAGAATTGCCTCTATGGTAACACCCCTGGAAAAATTCCTGGCAAAACATCCCACACCCTCCGGCATGGATTCAAAGGAATGGGCTGCTCTGAACGCTGCCATGAAGGAAAACAAGTTTTTCTCTTCCAAGGTGGAGAATATCAGATTGCTGGAACGGCTGCACAGGTTGATTAAGAATTATCTGACAGGAGAAAAGGAGACTTTACCCAATGGGGAAACGGTTATCAAGGTAGGAAGCGCCGCGGACTTTTCCAACCAGGCACTTCAATGGCTCCAAACCGAGGGGCTTGTTCCACCGGACGCCGAAGGCCCGAAGTATCACAACGATATTAAAAACATCGGTGCTCTGGCCCGTCTGAAGCTCATTTTCAAGACCAACGTCCGGCAAAGCATTGGGGCTGCTCAATGGGAGGCATCCATGAAACCAGCCAATCTCAAAGCATGGCCTGCTTTCCGGTTCATCCGCTTTCCGGGAGCCAAGACAAAGCGGCTTGTTCATGTCGTCAACGAAGATGCTGTCCGGCTTAAAACCGACTTTACTTTTTGGGCAGACGAAATGAACGCCGCCAGCCTCGGGGGCTTTGAGGTCCCCTGGCCGCCGTTCGGCTTCAACTCCTACATGGATCAGGAGCCTGTTTCCCGGGAAGAATGCGAACGGCTGGGACTACTCAAACCCGGGGAGCCGTTGAAGCGTCCAAGGGGTGCGGAGCGCTTCGGGATTGACCTGATTGAACGGTACGGGTACGGCAAGAAGGCCAGTACGGCGAAGTTGCCGGAGGAACTGAAGGCCAAATTGAAAAAGGTCTATGAAGACCGCTGGGGAGTCAAACAGGACAAATCTGATGAGGTTGTCTTTCCCTCACAGGAAGTGGCGAAAAAGGCCAGGGAAACGGCGGAGAAAGTCATCAAGGTTCCCTCTGCTCCCATTCCTGCGCCAGTCTCAGCCGTCACGCACACGGTCAGCCTGGGAGATGTCCCCAAGGTGAAGATGCCTGCCCCGTTGACGGATAAGGAAGCTGATGACCTTTTGCGAAGCGTTACCGGGGAAGTGTGGGCAAAGGCATCCAGACTGGAAAAGAACGCTTTGTTTTCCTACACCGGAAATGGATATGCCCGCATCAACAACGATTTGAGGAAGGGGAAGTCCAACGCCAAGGCGAAACAGATCGCCAAAGTCATTGACAGATGCAAAGTGCCTCAAGACATGGTTGTTTTCCGTGGCTGTGGGGTTTACAAGGAATTGAAAGACGCTTTGAACTGGAAAGGAGAAGAAATAACAGACGAGCTGGTTGATATGCTCAATCTCTCCGTAGTGGGAAACCCTCTCAAAGACGAAGGTTTCATGTCTGCTGCCGTAGCGGAGGGGAAAGGATTCATGAACCGTCCCGTGTTGTTCAGAATTCTCCTGAAGAAGAAAACCCGTGCCATTTATGCAGAGCCCTTTTCCAGATTCGGGGCAGGGGCCGGTAAGGACTGGGACGGCCTTAGCCCGCAAACCTATTTTAGCAGTGAAGATGAAATCATCATCCAGAAGGGAGGAACCCTCAAATTTCTCCAATTCCATAATCAGAACGGGAAATTGATCATTGACTGTGAATTGATACAATAATGATATGAAAGAAGAAACATCACCAGCGCACAAGAGAATTTGGGAGTCTGATTTCAAAGGATGCAAAACATCCCACCCTCTCCTGATGAAATGCCTTTTGTGCTCCAAGAAGAAGCTCAACCCGGGTAGTATGGAATGTAGCGCTTATGAGCGTAAACCTGATAGTATCCTCTACGATAACGCGGACTGCCCCAGCTTTGAACGCTGTATTGACGCGGAAGGGCTGCGCTGGATTGAAGGATATGTGAAACTCTCCGGAAAGGCGTACGTTCCCCGCCAGGACGATATACCTCCGGCAGGGTGGGAAAAAATCAACAAGGAGTATGCGAAATGAAGAAAGAGAGGACCGGGAAGAAGGGAAATGTTTCCAGGTATAGCGCTGCCCTCTCTGAACGCATTTGCGGTCATATACGTTGCGGGGATAGTCTGAGGAAGGCTGCCGAAAAGGAAGGCATTCCCCATCCCACGGTGATGAATTGGGCCAGAGAGAACGCGGATTTTGCAAACCAATACGCGCGCGCGTGCGAGGAACGGCTTGCCGCCCTAGAAGACAAGTTGCTTGACCTTGTGGAGAAAGGGCATGAAGTGGCCCCACGTGCCGAAATAGGGGGAACCATGTTGCAGGCGGTCAAGTTGGAAATAGACACGCTCAAATGGATGCTTGCCAAGCTGATGCCGAAGAAGTACGGAGACCGTGCGGCGCTGGCTCTGGAAGGTGGAGAAAAAAACGTAGAGGTGACCCATAAACTTCCAGCAGAAGCAATCGTTCCGTTAGTGGCAGCCTTGAGAGAAATATGGTCCGAAGAGGAAGAAAGCTAGGGGCTCCGGTCAGGCCGGAAGACTCTCCCGTCATCTTTGCCGCCCTGATTCTGGGGGAAACAGGGCTGTACAAATGGCAGATGCGGGCCCTTGAAAGGGCTGCCCGGGGAAAGCGGGTTGCCCTGCGCGCTGCTAATGGTTCCGGCAAGACGGACAAGGTAATTGGTATCCTTGCCCTATGGTTTCTCTGGCGCTACCCCCGTGGGCGTATGCCTATTACGTCCGGCTCATGGCGCCAGGTAAAAAACCAGCTCTGGCCTGCCCTGGAACGGCACCGGAACAACCCATCCCTTGCGGGCTGGAAATGGCTCAAGAATTGCCGCGTGGAAACGCCGGAAGGGGGATTCATCGAAGGCTTTTCCACCAACCACGCCGGGAAGGCGGAAGGCTGGCACGGGCGTGTGACGGACGAATTCAAGGATGAGCGGAAGGAACAGGAGGAGGAAGACCCCCGCAGCGAGAAGAAAGCCCGTCTGTTTGACGTTGACGAGTTTACCGGGGATGATCCTTCTTCCCCCGTGTTTTTCGTGGTGGACGAGGCAAAGACGGTTCCTGATGAAATCTTTGACGCCATTGAACGATGTACGCTTCAATTCTGCATCTACCTTTCATCCCCAGGCAAGCCGGAAGGGCAATTTTATCGCTGTTTCCACGAGGAAAAAGAACTCTTCTGTCCGATGGTGGTAACGGCCTTTGATTGCCCCCATATCTCCCAGGAGCGCATTGACCGCATTCTGGCCCGTGTGGGGGGTAATGAGGATGATTCCTATTACCGTTCCGTCGTGCTGGCGGAATTCACGCTGGAAGGAGATTTGTACATCATTGACCCTGGAAAACTGGAATGGGGTCAGCGGCAGCCCTACGAGCCGCGCAGGGGGCGCCCCGTGGCCTTCCTGGACATTGCCGCGGGCGGGGATGAAACAGTCCTTGCCATCTGCGACGGAAACGAAGCTTGGATTGAATACGCGGAACGACAGCGGGACACGGTGCAGAGTGTCCGCAAGTGCATTGCCACCCTCAAGGGGCTGGGCATTGCGGATTGTGATTTGTGGGTGGACGCTCCGGGCATGGGCCTGGCTGTCATCAGCGATTTTAATGAATCAGGTTGGTATCCGAATGAGTTCTTTGGGAACAACCCTCCGGAAGACCGCGACCGCTACATCAATCTCTCGGCGGAATGCTGGAATGACGCCGGACTGGAACTCATGACCGGGCGAGTGCATATCAGGTCCAGGCGGCCGGACAAGACGCTTTTCGTGCAGTTGACTACCCGGAAGAAGGAATATGCGGACGATTCCAGGCTCAGGAACGAGAAGAAGGAGAAAATGAAGGCTCGCAACCTGTCTTCTCCTGATCGCGCGGACGCCTTGCTGGGGGCTATATGGGCTTCCTTTCGTGGATCTTCCGGAGTTTGGACAGGAGAGGGCAACAGGCCCATTGTGGGCAAGAGTCAGCACGCCGTCAAACATACGGGGAAATTTTATCCCATTTAGGACTGTTCGTAGCCCATTTTGACATTGTTGTACCCTCCCTCGCGTTGGGGCGATAATGCGTGCATGAGGCAAGCCGCCAACTACAACGTACACGCCACGGAATCCCTGCCGCAGTCTCTTGCGCTGCATTTTATTTCTCCATCCGGTGAGGATATGGACATCAGCGGCATGACGCTCCGCGGCGCGGTGGTACAGGATGGAGTGATCATGCTGGACTGTGCCGTTACGGGGGCGAGTACGGCATTGGTGACATGGCCGAGGCTGGCCGCCGGATGCGGCGCTTATGATATTTTTCTGACCGACGCATCGGGAAAAGAATACCCCTTGTTGAAGGGATCCGTGCATGTAGTGTCCCGCGTTACGCCTCCGGATGGAACGAATGAGGCCGCGGCCGTGGCCGGCGCTCTTGATGTCTCCATCCCCGAAACGGAAGACGGCTCCGTAACCATTGTGGAAAACCCGTCCATTGTGGTCGAGGAACTTGTACGACAGGCCGAAGCGGCCCGGGATGAAGCAACGCGGCTTGTGGAAACGCTGGAAGGACAGGTGGAAAGCGGGGAATTGGTCAATGAGGCTGTAGCAAATAAATTGCCGGGAGCTCTCAAGGAGGCGGGCGTGGAATTGGCCGCGGCAACCGGGCAATCCTCCTTGTCCAGCGGGACCGCCGCCGACACCTGGACCATCGTCGGAGGCTACGCGATGACGTGGGGAGACGAGATTCTGGCCGGGCATCTGCCCGACAGCTGCCGCCTGAAAAGCATTTCCACCGTTTATTTTTTCACCGACCCCGCCCTGAATCAGTATTGCCTGCGGATTTGGAAGCTGGTGGACGGAGTTTACAGCCTGATCGGAACCTCCGCCTATGTGTCCAACCTGTCCAGCGGCCAGACGGCCACGTGGGTATTTACGCCGGGCGTTACGTTGCAACGCGGGGATGTCATTATCATCCAGGTGTGTGAGGGGGCCGAGATGACGCCTTACGCGCTGGGCATGCACGCCGTGCTTACTCCGTCCGTCCCCGGACGCGGTTTGATCACAGAAGTGGTAAACCCTCCCACCGTGAACGGCACGATGGCCCCGCTGATGACCGTGGTGGTGGACTATGACGACGGCATCACCCTGGGAGGAATAGAGCTGGCCACCGCGCGGCAACTGGACAGCCTGGGGCGGGATGTGCGCCAATCTTCCGCGACCGCCGAGGCTGCGGCGCGGACGGCTGGCCAGTCCGCCGCTGCCGCGTCCACGGCTGCCGATAATGCCGCAACCTCTGCCACCAGCGCGGCCAACTCCGCGACGGCGGCCCAACAGGCCCTTGAGGCCATCCCAGAAGTGGACGCCTCCGGCAACATGACGCTGGCCGGAGGTCTGACGGCGGCCGGGGCTATTAACGCCAATGGCGGCGTCAACATCCCTCTTGCTGTCGGTGCGCCGACCGATACGGGGGCGGTCAACCGCCTGCATGCCGCAGGCATGGCCGGTGTGACGGACATTTTTTCCCAGCACGCCTACCTCAACACGGGCAGCATTACGGCGACAGGGACGGCGGCAACTACCGTTCTCATTCCC